ATTAGCAGCCCTCACCGAATTTTCGATGTCGTCCATCTTCTCGGAGACGGTTTCGACACCATTAATTACAACGTCAAGTCCTTTAGCCATATGTTAAAATTGGTTTTTGAGTCTGTTAACTCCAGAGTCTTCTTGTCTCATCTTTTTGCGCTGTTCTTTTGCGTGGAAGAGGAATCTAAGTTGCGCATCGGTCAGTTCATCGACAAACGCCTCTCGTTTTCTCGTCCGATAGTTGCCGGAGTCATCGAGATACTCTTCAGTTACTGAAAACGTGTGTCCGTTTTCAAGGGCATAGAAGAGTTGTTGTCCTAGCCCTGTACGTGAAAATCCTGCACAGAACCATCACTCTCAGCAGACATATCGATAATCTCTGTTCCAATGCTGAATAGCATCTCAAAATTGAGATTGTCCACGATAATATTCATCTGCGGTGGTGCAAGGTCAGGATGACTAAGAGAGTCCTTACACAAGTCCTCGAATGCGTCGACCGTCTCTTTAGTAACCGCGTTCATCGAAAGGTTCTCACTCTCTTCGATTCTGTCCTCTGCGTCTTCAGCAGAGTCTGCTTCGTCTACAGCGTCAAACATCTCTTCAGGCAGGCGCTGAATAACCGACGCGAGTTGCCTCTTGTTTACCGGAGACATTTCCACATTTGGAAGCGCCGCACCACTCGATTCTTCAAGTGTGATAATCTTTGTTTCTTCAATACCTTGCGTCACTCGTTCGTAAAAGTCAAATGCTTTTTCTTCTTGCATAGTTGTATTAAGTTGTAGTTGTATGCGGTTAATAACTCGACGTTACTTGCTGGTTGCCCATAAGAGGATTGGGCAAGAATAGAACTGGAAGCCAGCGTTCAGGTCGTGCGAATAGATAACCAACTATTCGTTTATTTATTCTTCTTCTGTTTCTGATTTGTCTGCAACAACGAGTTTCTCTGCTGTGAAGTCATAACTGACCGACGTTCGGTCATCAGCAGGGAAATCCTTTGAACGCGAACCTACGACGACATTCTTGAACGTGTACGTAGATTGCGAATCTGTGAAGACGAGTTGTTCTACCTTACTTACCGTAGACGTTTTCGGGGCTGTGTCCTCACCAAAGAACTTGTTTCGAAGCGTTGTGTTTGCACCAGAATGCTCGAACGAGCCAGAATACTCGATACCTGTCTGTACGATATTCATCGAAAGCGAACCGTTGAACTGCACCGAGGAAGTCTGTGGTTCCTCGGAATACGATGCGCTCGTGATAGAGAATGACTCTGGGTCAGTGCCAACAGTCATCTTTACATCACTTCCGATTTCTTCTTTGTTTGTTCCCATTTATATCACCTTATGTATTGATTGTAATCGTTTCGTCAACACGCTTGACGATACCAACTGGAGTCACACCAATGTTAATCTTTACTTCATTTGGTTCAGTTGGCGATTCGAACACGTCGACAAAGAAGTTCTGCTCGCCTTCGACGTTATCCTTAATTAGCCGGTCATCTGCGAGAGACTGGAGTTGTGTTCTAATCCCACGCCGGGCCGCTGTTCGTGTCTCCGCATCATTTATTCGACCAATGGTAGCGTCACCAATAGCCTTTCCGATAAGGATAACTCGGTCTACAATTCGACGACGCCAAAAGTCGCGCTCGAAGTCAGTTTCAGTGCTCGTCGAAAGGTTGCCCTTCACGCGAACAGCGCCGGCTTGGCGAACCGGGATAACTTGAGCATCGCGCATATTCCCCGCATCAGTCCGGTTGAACTGAACTTCAAGATTCTCCCCACCAGTATTGATTGTATCGTTGTAGATTGGCTCACTAATGTCAGCGCCTCCAAAGAGGCCGCCAATAGCACCAAGCGCAGTCTCTGTCGAATCCTCGAACCGCACGGCTGCGGCGAGGAACTGACTGTCGTTATCAATCAAATCATCATATGAGGACGTTGTGAATCCTGCATAGGAGCGCTCCGTTGGTTGGCCGGGATTCTCAGTCTCAGTCGCATTCGGCATCGCTCCTGCAAGACCATTGACAAGTTGGAACTCATCTCGAAGTTCCGTTGTCTTACCAGAAAGTGTCGCCGCAACATCTTCAGATTCAGTAAGCGCTACGTATAGTCCTGTCTCATCTTCGTTAACTACACCATCGGCTGCGTCAAATGCCGCATCCCATTCGAGGTAGTTATAGAAGAAATCGTAGTCGCTTGACGAATCCGCAGTCCAATCTCCTGTAAAGGGATTGAGATTAATTGTGTTCGAATCACCGGGAGCGGAAACTGTCTCTTCGTAGACAAGATTGACGGTCATTTCAGTGTCGTCAACTGTGTCACGAACAGCGAGGTATCCTTCCTCTTCTACAATTGGTGCATTGGCGAGAGCGTCGGCAGTCGTACCAGAGTACGTTTCTGTCGGTGTATCTTGTTCTGTGTCAATGTTCTCACCAGCGCCATCTTCTTCAACCTGCACGCCGAAAAGGAACGAAATGTTCGCCCCATTCGCAAGCGCAAGTTTCATCGCATTAGCAAGTTCAGAGTCTTGGCCAAAGGCAGTATCTGCCTCGCGTCGAGCCTGAATCTGTGTTGGACTATTGACAGCCGCACTTCCAGAACCTCCTCGGCCAAAGAGAACAACTTTCTCTTCAGAGCCAATTTCAATTGCAGTAATTCCGCCACCGGCTGTTGTTACCTGTACGCCGGGGTATCCTCCGTATACTGTCATTTCTTAAATCACCTGTTATTATCTTTGTTTACTACTCGGCAAATCTCCACATAGTGGATTATGCCACAATCTCATCGTCGGGGAATGAAACATCCACGACGTAATCTTTATCTGTTTCAAACTCTTCGTATGACCAGCAACTGATTGTTTGCGACCATCGACGAACTGTGGGTGTGGACTCAAGATTGTCTGCACGTTCACCTTCATTTAGTTGGAACTTCCATACTGTTTCTTCGAGCGGTTCTGCTATACCAGCAGACTCAAATTTGTATAGTGCGCTTCTTACTGAATTTATCAGCGGTGAGATGCTCTCTTCATTGTGGCTGCGCCCATCAACTGTGAGTATATCAAGTTGTACGGTGAGCGAGTACTCCGAATGATATATTCGCCCGATTTGATTTCCTTCTTCGTTAAACTTGTGTCCCACAAAGTCTGTGTTGAACTCATTTAACGAAACGGCATTTACTGTTTGCAACTCAACGACTGGCAGCGAGACACTTGCCTCTGCTCCAGAACCATCGTATTCTTGTAATACATATGAAACACTGTCGGGAACGTCAGAAGAATCTTGTAGCGATTCTTTGATTGCCGTCAGTATTTCACGAGGTGTGGCCATTTATCCAACTTTGAGTTGTTCTTTGATATGGTCGGTCATCTCATCACCGATTCGTTCCTCGACCATATCACCGACCGTTCTGTTAAATCTCTCTATGGCTTCGCGGAAAAACCTGTATTCCCGAACGCCACGTACACTATATCGGTATATAATTTCACCGGGTTCAGCGTCATATGTGGGGACACTCGTCCTGAATTTAAGTGGTTTATCACTAGTAGCCGTAACAATTGGACCAGTACCAAATTCCAAGTATAACGCACGTGGTCCAACACGTGGGTCTGTTTCAATGCGATATCGCATATTTGCTTCACGTACTACCTTCCACGCTCGTCTGCTTGCAAGCGGTGGTCCAATGCCTTCATCGACACCACGCCCTTCGAGGCCCTTTCCTTTAATAATCGAAATTAGCATAGGAATAAAGTCTTCCTTTACTGCATCTTCGAAAGCCTCGTCTGCGACTGCCTTAACGTTCAATCGCTGGAACCTAAACTGGAACTTATCGAGATTGTGGTCTGCTTCTAGGATTGTCATTATGGATGGCCTGTAGTGTATGTGAATGGAGCGTTTGACTCTCCATCGTCCCTTTTGTCGAGAACGCCCGAGTTTATGATACGAGTAATCGTTTCCTCGTACTGGTCACAAAACGAATTCGCGTATTCGATTTTACTTCCACCAGCATCCTCAATGTCTCCAAGTGTTACATCGTCGGGGTCTTCAGCACTCTTCGCCAAGTGACACGTCGCAAGTTGCTTGATGGCAGATTCCATTATCACAATCTGGTCCTCTTGTGGAATTATTTCTCCATCATTGAGGTCAAGTTGCAAAGATAACTCTGCGTATTCGAGTGCGTCTTCCTTCTGAGAATCTGTGTAATCATCAGGAATTTGAACCGGAATATCGTGAATTGAAACGTATCGAGGACTATAAGACATAAACCAATATGTTGTAGAGTGCCGAGTAGTAATCTATACTACGTAAAGTGTAGAATCCTTTATGCGTTAACCTTCACAGCCGCCTCGGGGAAGATAGCCTTCCACGACTTGCGGGTGAAAATCTGCATAATGTCAGCCTGTCGCTCGGGGTCCTCGTACTCGTTTGTGCTGACAGGAGTACGGGTAAGTTCATAGCCGTAGCGGTCACTGTCGATAACGAACGCACCGTTACCGTCAGCAATATCGTTCGTTGTGTCAACCACAACACGCATCCCAGCAATCATACCGACCTCACCAGTACGAACAACCTCGTCACCACTCTCTGTGGCTCGGTTGAAGTTCGCGTCTGTGAGCAGGTCACCGTATCCGTCGAGGTCCACAATCATCAGGTCAGGCGTGTAGGAGTTGCGACGAACGGCAACCATACCGTCACGAATATCGCTGAAGGAAAGCACGTCATCGTCGTCACCAACAGTAGAGTCGACGTTACCATTAAGTTCCTCGAAGGCCTCATCGTTCAACTTCTCGGCCATTGCACGAGCGAGTTCCTCGACCTCGCGAGCCTTGAAGTCAATCATACCGTCTTCCATAGCCTCCATTGTGATGGCAACCTCGCCACCGTACTTCTTGAAGGTTACAGTTACTTGGTCGACCTCACTCTGGTCACGCTCGAACTCCTCGCCCTCAGCAACAACACTGGGCTGACCCATGTCGTCTGCATCAATGTTGAAGGTGTACGAATTCGACTGAATACCGGTCGCACTAATCTCACGGAAAGCCTGTCGGTAGACAAGGTTCTCCTCAATTACCTCTTCCACAGTTTCACGGACGAAATCCTCCGTGATAACGTCATTAGTTGTTAGACTCATTTATAATCACCTAAAAGTTTACAGCACGACCTCAACGTAATATTCCGCACCGTCGCTGTATGTATCGACTACACGGAAGCCTTGGTCATCAACGTTACCGAAGTGACCATCCGTGTCGCCAACACCAGCACTGTCTCCAGCGCTAAGGTCCGAATCGGCTCGCGCCTTGTACGTACCCTGCACAGCAACAGTCGCGTCAACGTCGCCTGCAATCTGTTCACCACGGTGCGACGCTCCGAAAACATCATAGTTCACGAGAACGCCGAGAATGGTGTCACCATCTCCTGCCTGTGCAAGAACACCGCCGCTAATTGTCACAGCATCGCCGGGCTGCACCGCCGCGTTAGCAAGCGCAGTTCCGTCATCTTCTCCGTGCGGTACACCAACCGTATTACCATGACGGCGAGTCTCCCCACCGTCTGGCGTATCACTAAGTCCTGCCATTGTTATCAGTTAAATTATCGCTTGAAAATCTGCTCCCGAATCTGCTGCTGCTTCTGCGCAACAGCATCCTCTTGCGCAAGTTCCTCCTCGGATTCACTTTGCTCAAGTTCCTCTTCGCTGGCGTCAGTCCCCTTCGGGTCAGGAGACAGCTCCTCCTCAAACTCACCGAACGCGTCCTCGTACTTCGCGCTGAGTTCCTCGATGGTAAACTTGTCCATCAGTTCCTCAGCAGTAAAGACGGCGAGTTCGTCTTCGAGTTGGGTCGCATATACTTCTTTAACCTGTTCGGCCTCGTCGGAAAGCGCCTCAAAGCGAGCAGACTCAATAACCATAGGCTCATCGGCTTCACTAAGTTCATCGACAAGCGCGTGGTCAACAGCATCGAGAACCTCGGTTCGCTCGCGCAGTTCGGCAATATCCTCCGAAATATCGTCATACTTCTCGGCCTTTTCTCGGAGTTCGTCGAAGGACTCCTGCTCCATTACGGCAGGTGCCTCAAGTTCCTCAAGTCGAGCCTGAAGTTCATTACTTACAGTATTCATTGTACTAGTTGTAGAGTCCGTCTCGCTCTCCTCGGACTTACCACGCTGCCGAAGGTCATCGCTGGTGAAGACAGTCACCCCATCAATCGTCACTGGCTTGATGGATGCCATTTCTTCGTCCATACTATACTCCTTGTCGAATTCCTCATTGGCCAATTCGTTGACCATTTTCACGATGGTGTCTTCCATCTCAGAATTGAGTCCTTCGACAGCAGACACACCTCGACCACCCTTCACCGCATTCAGGGCATTGAGGCTTAGTTCACCATCGAGGCTCACCACAGGCAACTTGTAATCGCCAAAGTTTTCTGCGGGGAAACCAGACTCGGAAATCATAAAGTGATTCCCAATAGTTTCCTTCGCTTCATCAGGGAGCGCATCGTAGGAGTCGTACTCGTCGTCCCACTCATACGCCATCATAATGTCTTCAAGCGTCGGCGCACTCCAATCAGCCTCTGTTGTTCCCTCATACGAGGGTTCGTGCATATCGTAATCCATCAAGGATTCCGAATCAGCCATCTCTTCATCTTCTTCTTCCATTTCGTCGTCGTCACCATAGCCGTACCCCATCGACGCAACGGCGTCCATATAGGCTTCGTGGTCCTTTCCGGGCATAAACATTCCGCCCATTTTATGTACACCGTCAAGTCCAAGTTGTCGCGCCATCATCATCGCATCGACGCGGTTGGGGAACATATGTGATTCGTCAGATTTGTACTTGTTATACATCATAGCCTCTTCCATACCCCAGTTTTTATCAAACTCTTCTTTTGCAAGTTGGTTGATGTATTCACCGAGGTCGCTTCCAAGACCTGATTCAAGCCCTTCTGCCGCAGACGGCGACGTTCCGCCCTTAACTGCCTGAAGCGCATTCAGGTTAAGGTTGCCGTCTGGACCAACAACAGGCATCTTCAGGTCACGATAATTTTCTGGCGGGAAGCCAGACGACGATACCATAAAGTGTTTCGAAATCTCTTCAAGGTCGTCTGTCTCGAAGTCGTCCATCGAAACAGGATTCCATTTCTCTGTCGTTACACCATCAAACTCAACTTCATGCATTTCATAATCCATAAGTTCTACTACCTCAACATCATCAAGCGCATCATTGTCAGGTGCTTCGGGAAGTGAATCAAATGGATTGTATGCCCAATTCAATAGACTACTCGCCCAATCTGTGGGGCAACCATATGAACCACCAGTCTTTTGATTTCCTTGTCCTTTCGCACCACGCATTCGTGCAATGAATGAAACCGTGCGTTTTGCGTCACGAATATCATTTCTGTCCCAATCTTCTTTATCTGTTTCAAGAAGGCGGAGGTTTCGCTTGATGACTGCTGTCGGGTCAATGGACGCCTCACGAGAGCACGGATTCTTCGACCAGCGCCGAAGTTCCGATGCAGTCATATTCGTGGCTTCAGTCCAATTCGAGTAGACCACATCGAGTTCGTCCATCGACGCCAACTCACCAAAGGTTAGTTCAGGCGCACCCATCGCGTAATCGTACTCACTTAGCGAAGCAGGTGTGCCGTACAATCCATTTTCTTCACTCGTCGACCGAGGATGCTCATCTGGGAGTAGGTCGTTGTCCTGAACGTATGCATCATTTTCAGGATTACCATTCCGTACCAAATACAGGAACGCATTGACACGAGCCATACTCCATTGTTGTCTACTCATTCCTTCTCGATGAGAGTCGTCGTATGCTCCTCCGCCGCGATTGTACACGGCCTTGAGTTTGCGATATGTGACTCTCTTGCCCTCTTCGTCGCCGTATTCCTTGTTGTGCGCCTCTACCTTATTTCGAAGCGCTGTCTCTGTTTGCTCAGAGAGGTCTTGTGCCTCTTCAGAAGGACGAACTGCTCGACGAGGGTCTGCTCCGTCAATAGCGAAGTCTTCTTGCTTACGAGGGAAGTTGCCCCACGGTTCGACCTCTTCCATCGACTTTGTGACACGTTCATCAGTTTCGCGCCACTTACCGTCATCATCTTGTTCCCAAACGGTGATTGTCGCCTCACCGTCGTCAACGCTTGTAACAAACCCGTGGCGTTCGCTCATTTCAGATGGGTACCACTGTGCCCAATCTTCCTCTTCGACTTCGTATTGGTCAACATTTGAACGACCAAGTTCGGCAGTCGTTTCTTCCAGAACCTTGAATGAGTGTGATTGAATACCAATCTCAGCATCATCGGCAGTTCGACGAACCAAAATTTCTGCAACATCGAGGTTCGCGTGCGCGAGACTGTTTTGTCTCGTGTCAAGATACAGTCTATTTTCGTTGTAGTATGCGTGTGTCGCAACACCAGTGACAAACTCGTACAAGCGCGAAATCTCATCGAGCGCGGAATCGGGCAATCGCTCATCCATCATGAAACATGGCTGAATTGAGTAACCCTCAGCATTCCCGCCAATAAATATCGTTGATTTTTGACGAATGTCGGTGGTGTTGTCAAACGCCGCCTCAATAATGTCAAGGTGCGGATGCATAAACTCGATTGCTCCAACACCCGTGTCTGAGATAGGTTCAACAAAGACACCTGCATCGCTCATCGATACAGAGATGTCTTTACCAATTTCGTCTTCTGCAATAGAAACCGCTTCCATCATATCATCTTCTGTTGCATCTTCTGGAAGAGGTGTGTGGAATGTGGCCCGACGATCACCTCCTTCGGGTCGAGACACCATCGGTTCAGCAGCAAGCCTCGCAACAGTTTGTAGACCCATCTCATCTTCCAATGTTTTGAGGTGCTCTTCGTTTCGGGAAGCATCCGAATTCCCGAACATATCTGATCGCATACGCTGCACATCTCCGTATCCTGCCGTAACCGTGTATCCGGTCGAGACAAGTTCCCCATCCTCGAAGTCGTGCAGTTCGACCATCACAATGTCATCATTTTCAGGAACGTGCACGATTCGGCCAAACATATCGGGATTGGCTTGCCAGTGGACCATCATTCCTGATTCAAACTCGGGTTCGTCAATATAACCGTTAAGTTCTACAGGCGTGTCAGATACATTCGACGGCTCATCAGTCAAGCGAACAGATTTTTCGTAATGGCCGATAAGTCC